TCACAGCCCGTGCACCATCTGTGGACGTCAGGACGCTGATCCAGAATCCCACTGCTGGCCAGCTGTGGGCAGCCCGTCTCGATGCGTCCGCTGCTCCGACGCTGCGAACCATCGATGCTGCGCTGGCCATCAGCATCGACCGAGGCGCCTCGATACCAGATGCGACTCGACTGGTGGCTGCAGCGCTCGACAAGGTCGGTCAGCATCGACGGTCTATCGCTCGCATCGTCCGCACTGAGATCCAGCGCGTGAGCAACGAGGCAGCGCAGGCCACCTATCGAGAGAATCGAGACGTCATCCGATCCGTCCGGTATCTGGCCACACTCGACTCGAGAGTCTGCGAGATATGCCGACCGCTGCACCGTGTGACCTATGATCTGGACGTCGATGGCCAGCATCGAGGCCCGGTCATCCCCCAGCATCCGAATTGCAGGTGCTTCTATGCACCAGTCACATTCTCAGTCGCAGAGATCATCTCGAGGAGGCGATGATGCCCTGGAAGAGCAGCACACCCCCCAGCGCAGTCGCCAGAGCAGCGCAGCGCGCCATCGACATCCGAGAGACCCTGGCGCCATCTCGTCGAGGAGGGACTGCAGTGGGGCTGGCACGCGCGCGCCAGCTGGCAGCGAGAGAGCGCGTCTCGATAAACGTCATACGGCGAATGGTGTCATTTTTTGCACGACACGGCGCCAGTCCAGGGAGCGCAGAGGCCCGACAGGACAGCACCAGCAAAGCTGCTCAGGCCTGGGGGCTGTGGGGCGGTACACCTGGTCGTGCATGGGCTCGTCGAGAGCTCGCCAGATACGAGCGAGAGCAGCGCTGATCACTGTCGCTGCAGCACCCGACAGCGTCTCTCGATGGCAGACAGGATCGTGCGTCGACCGAGACCATCCTGCTCGAGACGAGCGAGGTCTGCCAGCTGCTCGAGGTCGGTCATCTGACCGATCCGGCCTCCGACGATGGCCACATTCCCCACCAGGGTCTCTGCGAGCTCGTCTGCACTGTCGCAGGCGATGGCCTCGCTGGTCTGCGTCTGGTAGCGCTCGAGCGCTGCTTCTGCGAGATGGCGCTGCCCATGCTGCTCGAGCAGTCTCCATCCTGGCGCGGACTTGTCGACCACCATCCACGCACCCACTGTCTCTATGATCTCGACGGTCATTGGTTACCTCTGTGTTGTTGCGTCAACACATTCTATGCTATACCGAGTTATCAATAACCTGTGGATAACTACCCTCAGACGACGCCGGTCTTAATCGGGCGATAAGAGGAGGGGCCGTGAGCGAGCCATCAGATACCCCGTCATCAGAGCAGAACACCAGCGAGGCGCCAGAGGGCAGCCAGTCTCGAGGTCTGCAGCAGGCGCTCGCAGCGGAGCGAAAGAAACGCCAGGAGCTCGAGCAGCGTCTCTCGACATGGGAAGCGGAGCAGCGCCAGCAGAAAGAAGCCGAAGCAAAGAGGCGAGGCGAATTCGAACAGCTGTACCAGACAGCCAGCACCGAGCTCGAGTCGGCTCGAGAGCAGCTGGCCGCATTTCAGGCAGCCGAGACATCTCGCCTCGAGCGCGTCACGCAGAGCAACGAGCAGCGACTGGCAGCACTGCCGGAAACATTCCGCTCACTGGTGCCAGCTGGCCTCGCTCCCGACCTGGTCGCAGATCAGATCAGCAGGCTCGAGAATGTCGTCTCCCAGAATACCCCGACTGGTGGCATACCACCCAGGACCGGGAAGATCGGAGAGGACAAAATACCTGCAGAGTGTATCCGAGAGGCCGAGCGCTACGGGTACAGCGATGCACGCAACTATTACAATCGAGTATGGAAACCTCGTCAGGAGCGCAGCCGATAGGCGGCCTCGACCCTGCGAGACTAAACACCGAGCAGGAGGCCGAAAGTGGCTAAGGGCTTTGACTATGCGTATGGCGACCGCGTGCTGGTCCGTCTACCGCTTGACAGCACGTCAGCAGACATCGAGGTAGGTGACGCCATCACCGCCAGCGGTGCGACTGCCAACTATTACAAAGAGGTCGACGCTGCCTCTGAGAGCACTGTGGGCATCGCTGTCGAGAAGGTGACATCACCAACCACTGACGGCGGTGCGACTGTGCTCGTCAATGTGAGCGAGCAGGCTTACTACCGCGTCAATGTGGGGAATGGCACGCTCGCCTCGACGATGCAGCTGAAGTCGTGCGACATCGCAGCATCAGGCGATGCCATCGACGTCGCAGCCAGCACCACTGATAATGTTCTGATCCATGATGTCGACGTCGATGACAACAGCTGCATCGTGTCGCTGATCATGGCCACCTATGGAGGGGTCGTCTGATGATCTCAGGAACACAGATCCAGGAACTGATCGAGAATGATGGCTATCCAGCTATGTTCGAAACCTACGAGCGCGAAACGCCACTGTATCCCCAGGTCGCAGAGGTCGTCTCTGTGGGCGATGCTGGCGCCCCGTTGTACGGTGACAAGGGCAGCGTCTTTCAGAACGTCGACCGATTCATGCCCATCGAAGATGGTGCAGATCCAGAGGACAGCACGCTCGACAAGGGCTGGACGTGGCAGTGCGCGATCAAGCGCTACAGCCGACGGATTCGCATCCCTGCGACCCTGCTGGCAGCAAATCGTCTCTCCGAGGCTCGCGATAGCATCGTGACCGCTGCTCGAGAGTGGGGCGAGCTCGCCATCATTCAGAAGGACGACCACCTCGCCGGTCTCTTTCAGAAGGGTACGCTGACCGCTGGCAGCACTGAGTATTTCGACAACAGCTACCTGCAGAACGCAGATCCGAACGCGGGATTCATTTACGATGGACTGCCGTGGTTCGATGGTGCTCACACCATCGGTGGCGGCTCGTCGACGTACAGCAACATCAGCACCAGTCTCGCTCTCACAGAGGCAAACCTCGAGACGGTGTTGACCACGATGCGCCACACCAACGCAGTCGACGACCGTGGTGACCGTGTCGTGATTCGACCGACACACCTGGTCGTCCCTCCCGCGCTGATCTTCACTGCCAACAAGATCCTGAACAGCGTGCAGCTGCCAGGATCGGCAAACAACGATGTGAACCCGCTGCAGGGTGCTCTGATTCCGGTCAGCTGGCGAGCGCTCACTGATGCAGCATCGTCGAGCGCATTCTGGGTCATCCAGGCAGGTCGCGGCCTGCGCTGCTATGACTCTGGCGCCCCGACGCTGCGTCAGTATCAGCACATGAATGGTGATATTTCCATCATCGCTGAGTATCAGTTCGGTGCGACCGTCACCAACTGGCGGTATCACTATGCGGCCAACAAAGCCGACAGCTGATCGAGGTATATCGTGGCTTTCACCTACGACATCACCACTGACCGAGGTCGCGTCAGGTTCAATCTCTCCGACACATCGTCGACGGCGTACGTCTTCGAAGATGCAGAGATCGACCAGATGCTCTCGGTCGAGGGCAGTGTCGATGGTGCCACGATTGCGTGTCTGCGCGTCCTGCTCGTCGACAAGGGCAGACGCGCAAAATCATTTTCTATGCAGGGTCTCTCGCTCGACGACACAGCGCAGATCGAGGCGATCAAGGCCGCGCTGACCGTCTATGGGGGCGACCTGCCATCATTCGCTGTAGTCATGCCGGATTTGTTACCGATGGACTATGGCTTCGACGAGCCCATCATTCTCTGAGGTGACCAGTGGCCATCGGTGATACGTTTACAACCGGACCAAACAACGCCCACCGCATCAACGGTAGCGGAGTCTATTTCGAGACCGTGCAGAGTGTCGACATGGGCAACGCAGCGCACGCTCTGGTCGTCGGTGCAGCTGGCGCGGCGCAGACCCAGCTGACCGGGAACATCGTCCTCGTCGACCCTGCTGGCGGTGCTCAGAATCTGACCCTGCCAGCTGAAGCAGATTTCATCGGGCAGCTGGTGATCTGCAATACAGCCGACGCAGCAGAGGCCATCACGGTCAAATCAGATGGTGGTGGCACCATCATTACCCTCGACCAGAACCAGAGCGGGCTCTGCGTCTGTGATGGTGCTGCGTGGTTCGGGTTCATGGGTGGCGTCACCTGATGCGTCAGCGAGGCGCAGACCTGATCTCTCCGATCCTGCGAGCAGCCATTGATGCTGACATCGCAGGCCTGGTGGGTGATGCTGACGTCTCGCCTCTGACCATCACGGTCTCGACTCCGACTGGCCGTGCTGTCTCGGATGCTGCAGGCACGGTCACGATTACATCTGATGATGATGTGGTCTCTGTGCTGCGCGCAGAGGTCACACTGCAGGATGTCGCGGAGTCATCTGGTGGTCTGCAGCTGGGAGACATTCTCTATCATGTGCAGGCCAGCACACTCTCGAGCGCACCGACGCTGGCATCTGTGGTCGTCGATGGCGCTGACCGTCGACAGGTCGTCAGCGTCTCGACTGACCCTCTCGGTCTGGTCTACACGCTGACAGCGAGGCGCACACCATGAGCGTCTCTGTGTTCATCGACCGAGACAGGCTGACACCAGCCATCCGAGCCATGATCGACCGATTCCCAGAAATCGGAGACCAGATCATCCGTAAGCTCGCCTTCGACATCGTGGCTGGCGTAGCGGAGCGCGTACCTGTCGACACAGGTCGATACCGGGCTGGATGGCGTGTCTCGCTCGATGTGCTGGCTGGTGATGGCACCAGCGAGACCGTCGACGTCGAGGAGAGTGGCGACAGGATGCGAGTCATCGTCACCAACCCTGTCGAATACGGCGTATACATCGAGTATGGCACTGCGACGAGGGCGCCAGGTCTGCAGCTGCAGACCGCCATCGCAGCTGCGCGGGCTGGTCTGGGCCTCGAGACCATCGCTGCACCCATCGTCGACGTCTGGGAGGAGTCGACCTGATGGCCGTGCACGCGACAGCCCGGATCGACTGGATACAGGCACGTCTGATGGGCTGGCTTCGCTCACAGACGCTGACAGGTACGCCAGCCATCGCAGAGGTCGACGAGCCAGCGCTGGCCAGTCAGAGCGGCCCCTGGGCGCGCGTAGCATTCGACGAGCTGCCACCAGAGCCCATCGGTCGATGGGACGCGACCACATCAGCCATGCGCCTCTCGCTGGTGATGTCGGTCGAGCTATTCTGGCCCAGCTCGACGAGCGAGAGCAGCCCGGTCTCATTCCGTCAGCACATCCAAGCAGCGTCGGAGCTCCGAGACCTGATGACGTTCCTGCGTCTCTCGGTCGAGGATTACAGCGTGCCAGCATCGCCGTCGACGGTCACAGATGCGATGCTGGCCATCTCGTCTGCAGAGATCCGACGAATACCAGACACAGACGGCTATCGTCGACGACAGGTGCGAGGTATCGTCACCTGGGTCGGTCGGTTTGCCGATCCATTCGCATAAAGGAGGCCCATCATGGCATCTCTCGACAGCAGTACACCACTCAAGAGGATCGGCACGACTGCACTGGCAGTCGCTGACGGTACGACACCCAGCGCCAACAGCATCTCGGTCATCTTCGAAGGCTCGATCAGCTTCACTGTCTCTGGCCGGTCAGTCATCGAGGCCACCAGTCAGGGTCGACACAAGTCGACACCAGTGGTCGTCGAGACCCAGGACCAGGTCACCAGCATTGAATTTGACGGCTACATCACGTCTTTCAAGGGCTCATCGAACACCCACATCTACGAGGCGCTGACCCGCACTGGCACTGCTGCATCCTGGGTCACGACCAGCGATGGCGATGGCTACTGCGTGCAGCTGACGGTCACCTATCTCGAGAGCAAAGCCAGCGGAGCAGCGACACAGACGCTGACATTTGCATTCGCGCACCCAGACAGCGTGCAGATCGAGGCAGGGACCGAAGATGCAGTCAGATTCAGTGCATCATTCACGAACTACGAGAACTATCCGACTGCAGCCTAAAATCTGCAGTCGCTCCCTGGGTCGGGCTGGTGGCAGAGTGGCGACTACCTCTGGCCACGACACCACCAGTCCGGCCCTTTACAAAACAGAGGTAAACATCATGCGTGGATTTACGACCACACTGACTCGTCAGGTGACATTCGAGGTCGGAGACGAGGCCATCACATACACCCTGCACCCGCTGCCCGTCCTGTTCATGCCCATGATGAGGATGGTATTCAGCGAGGCAGATGGGCTCAGTAAAGCAGAGCTCGACATGCTCTACGAGCGGCGAGCGCTGGCGATGGTCGCAGAGGGTCTGCGACCTGGTGAGGATGGCATACCTGCACACCCTGACCCATGCGCAGGCCTCGAGGCGTGGACGGCGTACGTCGACGACCTGGCGCTGATGTTTCGTCGGGCTGGTCTGACGATGCTGATGCTCAATCGACTGTCGGTCGCACTGCACCAGATCGAGCGCGACACAGGCGAGAGGCTCGAGCAGCTGGGAAACGACTGATCGGGCTCGACGAGGATGGCAGGCGCTCTGGCTGGTCGCTCGAGGGTCTGATGGTCGAGACGATGCACCGCCTGCACATCGTCGACCCTGCTGTGCTGTACCGTCTACCGCCAGAGATACAGGCGATGCATCTGGCCCATGTGCGAAACAGCATCGGAGGTCGCTATAATGGCAGCGACAGCACCGATGCACAGACACCACCAGCGACCCACCAGCACAGACCGAGAGGGACCGACATGATGGCTGTATTCAAGGCGATAGCGGATCACCGGTCAGCACCACCTTCCGAGAAGGCGCTGCGCTATGCCCGCCAGGTGCTCTCGATACCATCTGCACCCGCTGCGCTGCGTGCTGATGCCCAGGCCACACTCGACGCAGCTGGTGTGTCGTGAGCATCACCCAAGAGCTATTGACATTCGGTGTCGGCATTGACACCAGCAACGCGGAGGCTGGTCTGGCCTCTCTCGGATCGGCTGCAGATGGTGTCGCAGTCGGTCTCGAGGATCGTCTGTCTGGCGCCAGTGACGGTCTAAAAGACCTGGGCAAACAATCTGGCACAGCCAGTCGAGGCATCCAGGGTCTCGCAGCAGTGGTCAGTCTCGTCGACCCTCGTCTGGGTCAGGTGATCCGGTCAGTCGGCACGCTGGCGCGTGGGCTGAGTGTGCTGCGT